CGTGGGAGGCGAAGTCAACCTACAAGGCAAACCCTTGGTCCGTTGCTACTACGAAAAGCATACGGATGCTCGCCACGCTAGAGCCGCACATGAGAAAACCTACGAAGGTGATGTTCCTTTCCACTTTCGGTATTGCGTGGATGAGTTGGAAAGTCTTCACGAATACAACTTGCGAAAGTGGTATTGGGATATGGAGTGGCAACAGGGTGGTGAATACGATGGGGCAATTACGGCTATCGTTGCTTTTGACAACTATTCGGAAACCTTTCACCAATTCACTTGGTGCCCAAACTTTGAGTTCAGCGTTGATGTTCAAGAGAATCTCTCAATTGAAGACTACAAGTTGAACTTCTTCTACTTCACAAGTGAAAAGGACATGCTTGAGGCTTTCCTTGACCACATGGTTGCAGAAGACCCCGACATGCTCATTGCTTGGTTTGGTTTGAAGTTTGACTTGCCTAAGTTGTTGGAGCGTTGTGCTATCCTTGGGATTGATGCTCGTAGAATCTCTCCGATGGGTCAAGTGAAGGGCTTTGTCAAGTCTTCTAAGGCTGAAAGCGGCTATTACTTCGCCTATGTTGAGCAAGGCTATTCGCCAATTGAGCAACCCATCGGTGGAAGAATCACTTTGAACCTTGACTTGGCCTTTGAGCGACAATGGAACGACTCACAACGAGGAACACTCCCCTCGCTTTCTCTTGAGTATGTTTCACAGACACTCTTTGGTGAAGGCAAGCACACTGAAACCAAGTTTGAGGACCCAAACGAGTTCTATCGCAGGGCTTGGCTTGAAGACGCAGTAGCCTATTTGCAGTATGCCCTACAAGATGTGGAGTTGCTAAGAAAGATTGACGAAACCAACTTTACAAGTGAAGCCATCCTTTCGCTCCAGCGGTTGCTAGTGGCTCCATTTGATGCTTGCTTCTACGCTTCACACATGGGTTCCATCTACTTCATGCGGAACGCTTCTTGGATTGCTCCTACGGGCAGAAAAGATGTGGAGCGTGAGGAATACGAAGGGGCGATGATTTACCACCCCGAATCGGAAGGAACCAATGGCTTGCACCTTGGAGTGGCCGCATTTGACTATGCTGGCCTCTATCCGTCAATGATGATTGCTCGCAACATCAGTTGGGAAACCAAATCAGCAGAACCTACTGAGTTTGCAGTCAATATCCTTACACCTAGGGACTTCAGCGATGTAACCAGTGAGAGGATGCTTTACTACAAGACGGATGAATTGGGCCTGCTTCCAAGAGCAGTTTTAGAACTCAAAGAGTTGCGAAACGACTACAAGCGAAAGATGCGAGAAGCACGGGAAAACAACACAGGAGAATACCAAAAGTGGTATAACAACCAAATGGCCGTTAAGCGACTTATGGCTTCCTTTTACGGCATCGTTGCCTTCCAAGGGTTTGGTTGGGCTGATGTTGACTTGGCCGCTAGCATTACCGCTAGTGCGAGAGAAGCAATTAGAACGGCGGCTTTTGTTGCGAGGGAGATTGATGGTTGAACATTGCAGAACTTGTCAAACAAGGCGTGGGCCTCTTCATCCGAACTATCGGATTTGCCACTTGTGTTTCATCAACATGCGGAGGCGAATGAAATGAAGAACTACATATGCCCCGATTGCTACGAAAAGCAGTTCAAGGTCTATTTTGCGACTGAGAACAAAGTCGGGCTAAACAAGTTAAGGCTCGTTTGTGACAACAAGAAGTGCAATTTCAAATCAAAGACGATTGATGTAATGAGGTGAATGTGATGTTTAACTTAGACGAATTAATTGAAGTGCAAAAGGAAACACAAGGCACACTCTCTGAGTTGCTAGAGAATGTAAAAAGAAGCAACAAAATCCTGATGATGGTAAATGTGGTGAACATTGCTACCATTATCACTCTACTAGTGGTGATACTATGACAGATGAAAATATGAAAGAAGTAACGGAAACTATTGGGTTGATGCAAGCAACGCTTGCTAATCTAATTGAAGGAATGAAGAATATGGAACGAAGGCTAGAAGGTATAGGTCAAGACTTAGATAACCTTTACGCCGAAGACAAGGACATTGGCCTTGTTCGTGGTGCAGTGAGGGAACTCCAAGATGAAGTTGCTAAGATGGCCAACCAGCCAGTTGGAATGATGTTTGTGAGAAGGGTTTGACATGAAGGTAGTTTACGGACATACTGATTCAATCTATGTTCAAATTGACGACATTGAAAAGGCCAAAGAAATAGCAGAAGTGATTCAAAATGAAGTTAGAAAGAAGTTCCCGAATGTTCTCGGACTTGAACAACATCCCGTTGTCTTGGAGTTTGAAAAGTATTATTCGGCGTTGGGCGTCGGCATTACGAAGAACCGAAACGCAGGAATGATTACTTGGGAAGACGGCGTGTATTTGGATAGGCCGAAGTTTACCTTGACCGGGTTTACTGCAAAGCGGGTAAGTGAAACAAAACTCGCCAAACAAGTTCAAACTGATGCGCTCAAAATGTGGGTTTCTCAAAAGACCCAGCGTGAAATCAACAAGCACCTCTACGATACCTATCGTGATGTGTTGCGGGGCAACATCCCCCTTGATGCTATCATCAAGAGAAGCCGTCTGCGTGAAAATAGATTCACTCTGCAATGTCGCTTCAAACACAAGCACCATCTCAAGGATTTGATTGGTGACAAGAACATTTGTGGCCACCGAAAAAACAAGAACTCCCTGCCTTGTCAAGAGCCTGTGACTGCCTTTCAAACTGTTGAAGGTAAGCGACCTAGCATTGCCGCAGGAATTGCCGGTATTGTGCATTGTTGGGCCAACAAGGGTATGGAGTTTGATGACTCCTACCTTCACTTGAAAGTAAAGACAGACGAATACTACACCCACCCCTTAACCAAGGAAGTGAGAAATGTGGAATATGTAGCAGGAACAACTTATGCAGACTTTGACGAATATACTCCCGATTGGGAGCATTATGCAGAGCAGGTCGTCAAGAAAGCAGAGCCTATTTACCGAGCAATGGGCTGGAACATTTCGGGCATTAGAAACGGCTCGGTTCAAATGAGTTTAACGGAGTGGTTTTGAATGGTGTCATACTTTTGTTCTATCTGCGACAAGAAAATCAATGTTCGTCCACATTCTTACAATAAAAGCGACTATGTTCCGGTATGCTGGCTTTGCCGGACAACGACTCCCCCCGACATGTTTCGGTGTAAAGGGACAACTGCAAGCGGAACCCGTTGTAAAAAATGGGTGATGCTAAACCAGCAAACATGCAAAAACCACGGAGGTTTGAAACAATGAATACAGATGAAAAATACGAAGCAAGAATAGCATCAATGCGAGAATACACCTACCAATGGGACCCTTCTTCTTATGAAGACCCTAGCAAACCAGTCTTGAAGATTACCAAGTCTTCTCTTGGTTCGCACGATTGGTGTCCGAAGAAGTATGACTTCTCATACATTCAGCGTCTTCCACAAGACCAATCCGAAGCCATGCGAAAAGGAACGGTTCTCCACAACCACCGTGAGAACTTCTTCAATGATTTTGATTTGAAGAAAGCGGAGAACATGTCGGCTGATGAGGTCATTGAATACTGCACTGGGCTTTTCCCCCTTGACGAATACTTTGACATTTCAATGAATGTGGCGGCTTTTGAAGCCCAGCGATACATTGAGGCAAGAAGTGAAGAGAAGGAACACGAATTTCTTCCCATTGTCAACGAAGGTAAGTTTGATGCGGAAATCACAATCCCTCACGACATTAGCAAAAAATATCCCTTGTCCCGTGACTATGTGATTCACATTCAAGGTATCATTGACCGTATCTTCATTGAGAACGGTAACTTGATTCCCTTTGAGTTCAAGACGGGTCCTTGGAAGGACTACAAATCCAGCACCATGCGTAAGGAAATGGCCTTTTACCAAATGCTCATTGAGTATGCTTCCGATGAAGTGTTGGAAAAGAACGGTCTAACGAGGGACATGAAGGTGACACATTGGGGATGGTATTACCCAGTTTCCAATTACATCTATGTTGAGAAAATCAAAAAGCGAACCATGACTTCTGTAAAGGACAACATCGCAAAGTTGATTCAAGCCTATGAGCAAGAGAACTTCCCAACCAAGTTTTACTACAAGACTTGCGCTCATTGTTCCTTCTTTGGCATCTGCGATGGGGCGCAGGACGATACTTGGGTGTGAGGCAAATGCTAGTGGATGGGCTAGTAGCATTTGTTTTACTCTCTGTGTTTATCATTCGCCTCAACTTTGTTCAGCAAAGACAAATGAAACGGCTAGAAGGCCTCATCAAGTATCAAGAGAAAACAATCAACTTGATGAAGAAAAGAGAAGCAGAGAACTATTTGCGATTGAAGAAACTGGAGAACAGATAATATGGATGAAATAATCAAAACAAAAGTATTGAGCAAGAATTGGACATTTGCTGAGATTTCAAATCTCAAAACGACCATTGGCTCTCTTTCTAAAGAAGTCTATTCTGAGATGAATGTGATTGAGAGGTTCCAATTGGCTAGAGAAACGAAAATCAATGACGCTTATGTTGGAATGGCTTTGGAAGATGTGTTCCGAGAAATAGTTATGACCCACATTCAAGGGGAAGTAGCAGGAACGATTAGGAATATGCTTGAAGGAGCAACAGTGAATTTTGGGGGTAATAGAAATGAAGTTTCCGAGAGAAGTGTGGGCGGGGAGTCACATCAAGAACGCACCACAGATGAAGAGGAAGATAGTGCAGACAAAGAGTGAATACATTGAGTTTGTGCAAGCACAAAACAACAAAACCAATGTTTACACGACTGTTTACGACTTTGAGCAGTTTAGCGATAGTGCGAAGATTGAGCATTCTGTTATCATCAACAGAGTATTCCTTGACTTTGATGCTCACGGCGAAGAAGGCGTAGAAGATGCCTACCGTGATGTTTGCACTATTATGGAACATGTCAAAGAGAACGATTGGGAACACTCACTCTTCTTTTCGGGTAGGGGATTCCACCTTTTCATTGAAGGTGAGCGAACCCACTCAATCCGAAACATACAGGTCTTCTTCCGGCAGATGAAAGCCCTGCTTGGTGAGAACTCAACGCTTGACGACAGAGTTGGGCAGATTAGCAGGCTTCGCAGAGTGCCGAATACCGTGAACCTTTCATCAAGCGACGAAAACGGAAACCCCTACTATTGCATCCCTCTCTTCTATGAGGATTTGCAGGGCGGTTTGGCCAGTTTACACAGTTTGGCTAAATACCCCCGCACTATCCCATATCGCAAGGAGGGTTCAGTCAAAGTGGTATTCCCCGATGCGCCCCCTCTAGAGGCCATAGAAGGCGAGGTAGAGGTTCCCGACTATGATGGGACCTTACCCATCCTTCCGTGCCTACACAACGCCACCATGAGCGAAAATCCGGCACACATTTCTAGGGCCTACCTTGTGTCTTGGTATCGTGACCTGCTAAGTGGAAACCGTGACTTGACGAATCAAGAAGACAAGAAGCGAGTTTTGGATTTGGTCGTAGAAGAACTAAAGGTATCTTTTGGCGAGAGAGAAGATGTGTGGTTGGATTGGGACGAAAGGACTACCCGGCAACATGCTAGGTTTACAGTCTATGGAAACTACAACACTCCTTCGTGTGCTAAGTTGATTTCCGATGGCTATTGTGTCGGCAAGTGCTGGCGATACCCAAGGAGTGATTGACATGTTGGTGATTGACAGTAGAGAAACAGAGAAATCTAAACTGTATTCCCTAGTGGAACAACAGGCAAAAGCACTTCACATCAAAACCGACAAGCGATGGCTGGAGATTGGTGATTATGTGTTTGATGATGTTTGCTTTGAAGCAAAGTCCTCCATTGATTTCCTTGGCTCAGTTATGACAAAGCGATTGTGGACTCAACTGGATAACATGGACCGGCACTACAAACATTGCATTGTAATCGTTTACGGTTCTATTGATGAAGCAATCATGGCGGTCATTGAGAACTCTCCCAGCAAGATGCCAGTTAAGTCAAGAGCAATCATGTTGAGAAACAAGTTCCTTGGTGCAATTGGGAGGATTACTCTTGATACTGACGCAAAGCCGTTTTGGGTTTCCAACGAAGAAGAAGCGGCTCAAATCATTACCTCAATTGCTAAAATCAAACCAATGACAAGAGAAACAATTAGACCGGAAGTGTTCAAGCGAGTGACTACAGACGACTTGCGATTGGACTTACTTACCGGCATCAAAGGTGTGTCTTACAAAAAAGCAAAAGCCTTGATTAAACAGTTTGGTTCCATTATGGAAATAGGTGAATGTTCTGCATTTGAAATGCAGGCCGTGGACGGGATTGGCGAAACCCTAGCCAAAAGAATCCTTTCCACACTCAACTCGGAAGAGAAGGTGAAAATATGAATTACGAAGAATTTGAATTGAACGATGAAGACTGGTTGGTAGCAGAAGAGAATGCCCAACCTTTAACTGAAAGCCTACCAAAGATTGTAGCGGAATTCCAAGCAGATGCCGCCAAGGTTTCTCACTTCAATGAGATTCCAGCCGCTATGTCTTTCTTTACCATTCTTGGGCAAATCTGCAAAGAGTTTGTGACCATTCCTACTGGTAGAAACAGAGAAGACTCCCGCATCCACTTTTGTTGGATTCAAACTTCGGGAACTGGCAAATCCACACTTTGGAACTTTGTTGGCCCTGTGGCCAAGAGAACCTTTGAGCGAATCAACAACGGTGGTGTTCATCCCCCATTGACTTCTCCAATTGATAATCATCAAATGCCCCGCCGGTTTGACATTTTCGGCGTTACCGACTATACCGACTCAGTGCTTCTTGGGACTTACAATGAAGACATTGACGAGGAAGGCAACAAGTCACTAGAGCGAGTTGCTGGCCTCCTTGAAGGTAGCGGGCTTGCCCATTGGGACGAGTTTGAATACTCCGGCATCTTCAAGCAAAGCCAGCACAAAGAGAACTCAATCGTTTATCTCAATACTTTGATGAACACTCTTGCTGGTGAATCTTGGGTTATCTCCAAAGCATTGACAAAGTTCGGCGGGGAAATCATGCACTGCTATTCGGAACGCTCTGTTCTAGCAATGACCTATCCACCAAATAACCTCAACAATGTGATTGCTGAGAAAGGTGTTCTTCAAAGAATGGTCATGTATGTGGTTGATGTTCCCGATGCAGTTCAGCACCAAATGCGTCTTGAGCAACTGTCAAAGGTTGGAACCATTGAAGAAATCAATCAGCCCATTGACAAGTATGTGAATGGACTCATGGAGATTTACAACATGCTCAAGGAACACCACGAAGAGATGGGCGGTGACTCTACCAAAACCATTCGCTTTGCCGAAGGATTCAATGCTAACTTGATTCTTGAATACAAGAACATGAGAGCAGAACTGTCCAAGTGCCGAAAGGAAGTGGCTGAGTTGGCTTCCAATTTTACCACTCGTTTGATGGTGAACCTTACGAAGATGAGCGTTCTCGTTTGCATTGCTCGCAGTCTTAACATTAAGGACAAAAATGCCCGATTTTTGGTAACTGGTCAGCATGTCCGTGAAGCCGCTCTTATCATGAGGAAGTGTTATATCAGTCTGGTTTCTTGGCTTGAACAGAGCCTAAAGGTTCGCAAGGCGAGCATCGCTGAAAAATCGCTTGAACCCCAATTCATGTCAATTTACAAAGAATCGGAAAAGGACGAAGAGGGCTTCATTCACAAGAGCAAATTCCTAAATGGCGTTATTGAGAAAACGGGCAAATCAAAGGCGCAGATTTACAGACACTTCAAATCTATTGAACACAAGTTTGATGAGAAAGCACACGGGAAATACAAGTATATCCGACTGATTGGAGATGATGTAGAATGACGAAATGGGAAAACACATACCTCGTATTTGATGTAACGAAAGGACCGAAAGTGATTATTGAAACCTTGAACACTTACGGCGAAGATGGCTGGGAATGTTGTTCCATGCTTACCGTCGCTGGCTCAAACATCGTTGCTTTCCTCAAGAAAGCCATCGCTACGGAAGAGAAACCAAAGGTAGACAAGGAGCAGGAAAAGGTTTCTAAACTTTGGTCGGGTGAATAATCACCATGTCAGTTCTAGCCTTGGATATTGAAACCAAGAACATGTCCCACGACATTGGCGGTTTTGGTAACACGCACATGTTCCAAGTTTCTACTGTCGCTACTTGGGACGGCAATACTGGAACAGTCTATGTTGATGAGCCAGTTAGCGAGTTTGCAAAGTCGGGCCACATCATCAAATCGCTTGGTGAGTTGAAGTATGACTTGGACGAGCATTTCCAAAAGGGAGGTGTTCTTTTGGGCCACAACTTGGCGGCATTTGACTTGCCCGTTCTTCGTGACTCAATGGACATTTACTGCATTCACAAATACTTGAGCGAAGAGAAATACATTGACACTTCCAAGGTTTTGCTGAAAGAACATGGTGAGCGGTTTCAACTCAAGAACCTTGTCAAATGCACCATGCAGGATTCTAAACTCATGGATAGTGCAGATGCGCCCCGCCTTTGGAAGATGGGTCGCTTTGACGAAGTGGTTGAGTATTGCATGAAAGATACTCAGTTGGTCTACGACCTGTGGGATTACGGTAAGCAGAATGGAATCGTCAAAGCGTTTTCCATCAACAATGAAGAGTTTGTGGATTTGGAGGTGAATTGGTAATGACTGGTTGGGAATGGTTTTGGTTGATTGTTTTCCTTGTCGTGCTGATGCTTCTCTTCTTTGCCGCATTCGGTGGTTCAAACATCACGGAAGAATCCGTGGAAGAATACATGAACCGTCTTATGGGCAAAGATGAGGCTAGGCAGAAATGACATTGAAACAATCGTGTGCATACTGCAAAGCAAAAACCCTTGCAAAAAGGTTGCAAGGATTCTACATTGGCTCAACAGAGCGAGTCAAACTTTGGGAGTGTAGAAACTGCGGAGGCATTTGGTCTTCAAAGACCCTTACGGGGGGAGAGTCTTAGGATTCTCCCCCCAAGATTTTTTTTGGCTTTTTGCGCCATCTACAATTTTGCATAAACTTCAAAGTGGCTGGCTTTGCATTTCTTGCATCTTTCTGGCGTAGTTGACGGGCTTAACGAGGTCTTTTGGTAAAACTCCACAATTGAAACCCCATGCAATGAGATGTTTAGCAAGCCTTTCTGTTGAAATGTTGGCCCCACTATTCTCGGTAAACGGGCAACCGCCTAAGCCGCCGACGCTCGCATCAAACTGCTTAACTCCTGCAAATAGGCCAGCCTTGACCAACTCAAACGCTTTGTCTTCGTCGCCTTTGTGGTGAAGATGCAACGCACTTCTCATTTTCTCTTCCTTTGCGATTTTAGCAAATTGTTTGACCTGTTTGGCAGTTCCGCATCCTACTGTATCGGCAAAAACCACAGTGTTGCCGAACATCTTGGCGTCCCTAACACAGTTTCTAATTACTTCTTCGCTGAATGTCCCCGAATACGGAGAACCGAAAGCCATAGAGATGTAAACTCTCACATCTTTCTTTTGTGATTTCATGAATGTTTTATACATGAGAATAATCTCATTTCTTGTCTTTCCCATGTTTTTGAGATTAAATGTTTCGCATGGCGAAAAGACGATATTGATTTTTTTCGCACCCATCTTCATGGCCCTCTCATAGCCCCGCTGATTCATCACAAGAACGCCCCCTCTTTGATACACATGCTCCGCATCGGCCATTTGTGGAACTAGCCTTGGGTGGGCCATGCTTGTTTCTTCTACATGGCTTAACCCGGCCTCGTAGAGCGAGGTGATGAAGTCACGCTTCATTTCAGTAGGGATGAAGGTAGGGAGTGATTGCAGGCCGTCCCTTGGGCTGACCTCATAGATTGAAACTCTCACGCACTGACATTTAAGTGTAGAAAATAAACCTTGCGGAATCACTTCAATCTCACGAATTCAAGAAATGACACTCTCGTTGTTCCGAGGGTGTTTCCTCGGTATTGGAAATTGGCTTGGTTAAAATAATACTCAATGCTTTCAATCGTCGTTCCACCTTCAACGGTGAATTGAACAGGGGTGGTAATGGCTGATTGTGCGCTACTCACATATTCTTGTTCACGATGATAGAAGAATTGCCCATCTTGTGCTACGGCGTTAGCGTTTCCTCTCACAATCCACAGGCCATTTCCTGTTGAGTTAGCGGTGCTGATAAGCCAAAGATGAATAATAACGAGATACATTTCATCCGAAGAAGAACCAATGGTAATTTGTCCAGCGGTAGGGTCCGGTGATGGTGGGGCTATGGTGAGAATCCCATCGGGGTCATCCACATTCCAACGAGATGTATCGCCAAAATCAATTGTAATCCAATTATTAGCCGTTTGAGCAGAATCGGGAGCGATACAATCCAATTTAGCAACACTACCCGATGCGCTAGCACCATCATCAACATTGAGCATTGTTCGCACTTCAGCAGGAGTTAATTCCTCACTATCACCACTACCAGCATCATTACGACCAAGAATGGTGTTGGTTGCCACATTAGAAACTACATCAACCGTTCCTCCTGCAACATCAACAAATGACAATTGACCTGCACCATCTGTTTCTAAAACTTGGCCGTTAGTGCCATCAGCAGTAGGCCAATTTAGCCCATCCAAAACAATTTTACCCGTCCCATCAGGAGTAATTGTAATATCGCCATTAGATGCTGAAACAATGTCTTTTCCGTTCACATCTAAGTTTCCACCTAATTGTGGCGTAGTATCTTCAACAACATTTAAGATACCTGTATCTGTATCGGTATCTGTATCGGTATCAAGAATATACCATCCGACAGGAACAGAAGCCACATCATTGACATATTGAAGCGTAATGCCTTCCATTGTTTCTAATGTGATTTGTGTTGGGCCTGTTCTCCTTTGGTCTGTAGCGGCTCCCGACCCATCAACAACGCTTGTAGTGTTAATGATTGATTGGGTAGCGGCAATATTCTTGATGTGAATAATTTGCCCATTTGTTCCATCAGCCAAATTCAATGTAGAACTAATGTAATAAACGCTATCGTCAAAACCCGGCGAGGCTAAATCCGAAATAGAAGTAGCAGGGTCAATAGGAATAATCTCAGTTTCACCGTTGTTTTTGAAACCATCAACAGTCACATGGTTGGTAGTTGTTCGCCCACGGTCTGTAACTGCCTGTAATGTATCTGCTTCTGTTGAAGTAATAGTAAAGTTGGGATAAGTCCCTGTAACTGCGGTAATGCCTGCTCCGGTCAAACTTACCGTTTGGTCGGGTGCTGAATTGACGACTTCAAGAGTTGAGCCAGCACCACCATCGTTAAGCGTAATTCCTGTTCCAGCAGTAATTTGCCGAGCGGTGGGAATAGAGGAAGCATTGGTAGTTACAAATCCATCGTTGGTTACATCGTTTGAACGACCCGAACCTTGAACAAGAATCTTAGCCGTTCCCGAAGAACCAGCAGTAAAAGTGGATAGGTGAACAATTCTTCCAATGTTTTGAATTGCATCTGTGTCGGCAGTTGGGCGAGTATTGGTTAGTTTCCCAACATTTGGTGAAAGGTAGATAATGTCACCTTCGGAGTAAGAACCAGCATCAAACAAAGTCGCAGAAATATCTCCAGTTAAACCTTGAACAACGACTTTACCGTTTCCACTAGCAGTAATGGTATCATAGACTAGGCCAATAGCAGGATATTTGCTTGTGGCAATAGTAGCATCAGCCAGTTGAACAGTAATCCTTCCCGAAGCGTAATTTGTTGGATAAACTGGCGCACCAGCAGTTAATCCTGCACCGCTACCATCAGTAATGCTTTCAACAACAGTAATCTCGGAATACCCGTTAGGAACCTCAAAATTCCCATTTTGCACTTCCAAGTCGCCAGTCGTAACTCTTACCTTTCCTGTTCCCGAAGGAGTAAAGTCCATGTTTGTGTTTGAAGAACCCGTGAAAGTAACATCTGTTCCATCACTTGTAATTGACATTTCTTCGCTATATGTCCCGCTTCCTTCCCCAATGCTCAAACTGTTCTTGGTCTTGTTCACGGTAAGATACTGAACGCTTAGTGGGTTTGCACCGGTATGTGTAAGCACGGCAATAATTGTATCACCAGCAGTGTATTCTGCAACTTTATCTGCCGCAGTAGGGTTTCGCAGAACAACCGTAGGAGAAGCCCCACTTGGAGCCACAAGAAGATGGTAGCCGTTGGTGTAGGAAGAACTCAAAGTCAACGAATCTCCGGTAACATCAACCAATTCCCCATCTCTGAAAATCTTACCATCTGCTACTGTAAGAGCAGTAGCGTCTGTTCCAGTAATGTCAAATCCGCTGATAGCATAGTTCTGCCCAAGACCATCAGATAGGGCTTTGATTAATCCGGTATGCGGAAAGTCCACACCATCTTCAATTTGATTCGGTGTTCCAGTCGTGCTTTGTCCGTAGAAATTTGGGTTACTTACCATATCACTCAACCTCCATTAGAATAAAAATCTCAAGGGTTTCATCTGTTGCAAATGGGCCAACTCCATCAAAGTTGACTCTTTGTAGCATTTCACTGCTACTGTTGAAAATACCTGCTTCACGAATGACTTTCCCTTGAATGGTATTGCCATAAATCGTCAGTTTGACTTCAACCACATTAATGTCGGACTTTGACCTAACAATTGTAGGTGTGACGGAAAGAGGCACATCTAGCGCAGTAGCAGTTGGATTCGTTGAGTTCCCACCTAGCCCAACCTTGCCCGAATTGATGTAAGGGGTGGTGGCGGTCGCCAAGTAGGTCGCAATCGCTTCTTTCAAGGTATCAGTAATCAAGCCAAATCCTCCGAATACAAGTCCGTGATAACGACTTCCCCGCCCTCAAAGCCCAATTCATTGTCCCCTGTATTTAGCGTTTCACCGAAACCCAAGGTGAAGCCGCCCGAACTTGCTCGCTTACGAACCAGCACTCGGAGTTCTTTGAGGTTCACTGTTTCCAAGAAGTTGTAGGATGCGCTCTTTTCATTGAACTTCTCATTTCGTAGATTGGAATTGATTTGCTTTTGCGTCACCAAAAGTTCCGAGAACAAATCCGACAGTTGCTTTGAGTAGCGACCAAGTTCCAAACGCATGAGTCCGGTCAACTCATGCTCAATCTGCAAGACCATGTATTGACCCATCTCAATGTTCTCTTGTTTAATTTCCACATTGATAATGTCGCCAGCCCTCAGTTGGGAAAGACCTTCATTGCCCACGGTCATGATGAGTTTTTGGTTGAAGGTGGAGTGTAGGCGAAGTAACTCAAGAGCCTTCTTGTCCACTTCATCCTGCGTTAGCAGAGTCTTATCGTGATGCTCCAATGTCTTTCTACCACGCTTCTGTATGCTTCGCAAATCTTTGCGTTCTGCTTTGTGAACACTACCGTAAACAATCACTTCGTTGTAGAAATCAAACAGAGTCGTTGCCTTTTCAAATTCAAATATCTTGAACTTACTGCTTTCATTCAAAACCACATTACTGTAGTGCGAGGAATCGTTTTGTTGTGTTACCGAGAAGGTCCCATTTTCTTCAAGCAGAACGAAGTCCTTCTTCTCCATAATGTGGCGAATAGCCGCATACAAGTCAACGCCTTTGAAGTTTGGAGCGAGATAATACGGATAATCGGTGTTGTTGGAAATGGTAAAGTCAATCCCATTTTGCTCAAAGAGTTCATTTATGAGGTCTTCTGCCTCCAAGCAGATTGTAGCAGTGCTACCGATAGCAACTCGGTTAGGGTTGATTCTCATCTCATCAAAAGTGGTAACAGTAAAGGTTTCCGAAACGGAAACGATTCCCTTCATGTTTACCTTTTCGGAAAGAGTGATACTATCAATGAAAGCGTTCTCTTCACAAATGACGCTCATTTTTTTGTTGTTTTCTCCATCACTAAAGAACAGACTGTGTTCTCCCTCAGCCAAGACATTCCCAATGGTATGCTGAACCAGACTTGGCCCAGCGTTCTGCCTATCGCAGTCTACTACAACAAACATGGATAGAACCCCTTCATTCTCAATGAAGTTGCCCGGAGTTTCGTCATTCCCTTCTCTCACAGTGTAATTGTCTTTTGTGTTGAACACTTTGCGCTCTCCGGGGACCTTGGTATATTCGGAGGATAGCGTTCCAATGTTGAGTTTGTCGGGGAAGAAGTCGTAAAGGCAGGTTTCGTTTGGTTGTAGGATTCTGTAAGGGGTGTTGTCTAGAAGTTCGGAGTCCGTAATCAAGTGATGGTCGGTTGAGGTGGTATCGTCCACTTCATGGGCAACAACATAAACGAGGTTAAGGGGCGAAATGTTGTTCATGCTAATTCCCAACTCTTCGGAAACGGCCTTAGCAGTAGCATCCACAAACTCATAGGTAGTTGAGGTGCTTACAGAAGTCCCAGTAACATGCCTACCAGTTTCGGGGACCAAGTAGCAACCGGTCAAATCAATGTATTTCAAAAAGGCGTTCTGCCCACTGCTTACACTGATGGTATTCTTCTTCAAAACGCCGTTTGAGGATTTTACATCTACAACTGTTGGCAGAGTGTGAGTGTAGAGTCTTGGTTTGAAAACCATGTTGACTCCGGCAACACCGTAAGGTTTAGACAAAGAATCGTGCGAAGTGTCCCCTAGATTCTCAACGCTCTTGAACTGAAAAGCATCGTCGTGCAAAGCAACATGGTAGCCCTCAACTGGGGTCAAGGAAGCATCAGTTGTATTATTCAGCAAGAGTATTCCTTCTGAATCTGCTAGAACTTGAGTGGTCATTCCCACCTTTGCTGAGTGTTCCTTTGTTGCATTTTCAACTTCGTAAGTTCCGAGAACAACTCCAATTGTGGAGGATAGGCCGTGTGTTCCGGTAGAGGATTGAAGCGAGTTCACTAGGTTTTGAATGGTCCGAATATCACTAGCCTCCGCCGAGTTTGAGTTGACTTGCAGATTAATTCCGCCATTCCCGGCCCCCGGCGTGGAACTACCAAATACATCGGTAAACAGGGGCAAAAGGATTTCAGCATCGGTTCCATAGAAAACAGAATTACCATCGTCGTCCTCTTTGTATTTGTCACCGCTAGTCTGACCCCAAGTGCTAGTATCGGGCAAAATAACGCACTTCAAAGGATTCATTGAACCCAAGTCAACTTTGTAGACGCTATCTTTTTGATTCTTACCGTAGAAGAAATGCCCTGTTGTTTCAACAACTACTGCATTGTTTGCTCTAGAGCCATCTTGAGTCAATCTGCCGTTAGCAGAAAGAGTGTATGAGGCAAGACTACCGCTAGCGATTTCCCCAATGAACTGCCCGTTTTCTGCATCGTAAAGTTTGTCCCCTGCGCTCAAAGTTTGGTTACTATCAAAAGTAATGACTGTTCCACTTATTCCTGTAACGGCCATATTTCCGTAACTGTCCGGGTCAACCACATAAGACGACATTGAGTAGGAAACATTTCCTGCAATCTTAGAAGGAATTGGTTTTTCGGGATTGACTGGGTTGAACAGGAAATCAAAACACAACTCTGTCAAGCGCATGAGGCCAAAGCGTTTCAAGGTAGAAATGTCTTGGTTGCTTTGAATAGCAGAAGTTTGGAAGTTTGAATCTCTTAATGCTAGTCTGCTTCCCAAGCCCACGCTAGAATCCTTCGTGTTCTTGTCTTCCAAAAAGAACATGGAATACTCGTTAAGCGTCTTATCACTTCTCATGAGGCTATCTGTTCTAAGAGAAGAATAAGGTAACAAGTCAGAAGTGATGTAGAGGAACAATCTCAATGCGGATTGGTCGTAATCTACAAACTTGGCCATATTCTGTTCAAAGTTACCGCCTCTGTATTTGTTCTCATCTACATCGGTGTGAATGCGAGTATTCGCCCCATTAGAACCAAAAGAACTCGTTTGCCCTCTAAAGTCCACTTGGAAAGACCTGTGAGAACTATCTGTTTTATCAAACAGGTTTAGGTTGCTTGTGGAGGTATTTGGTTTAAACTGGTAGGCTTCGGTGTGATGGTTGAGAAGCGACCTATTGTTGTAGAACTTAGGTAGAATGAAACGAGAACTAAATGCAGTATCTCTAAACAATCCCTTCTCTAACCCAAAGTTACCAATCGTTCTGCCGTTCATCTTGTAGTAGAGTTGCCCGTGCTTTTCAGCATAATCATCGGAACCCGAATTGATGTTCTCTAAGTTCAACGGCGAGGTTCCGTAACTGTTCAAGAGAGGGTGAGGAATAGTCAGTATCTTTCCGCCCCAAAGGTGCGCTCCGTTGATGAACACCAAATCATGAGTAGGTTTTCCCATGCTATACACAATGTCCGACACACTGAAATTGTAAAGCGTCCTATCCAAGTAAACATAGATTCCCACTGCTGAAGAAGTAGTCCCAATAACAATTCTAGAAACCTTACCAACAAAGGTCTTGGAGTCCCCAACAAACAACGAATCGCCGGGGTTCAAATCGTAAGCAGTAGTAGAAGTTGTGATGAAGTAGGAGTCATCAGTTTCCGTTGAAACGGTAGTAACTGTGGCTACCTGTGTAAAGGTGTATTCGGTGGTGTCAAAGTGATACTCCACCTTCCTTCCCAAAGTAACGGGAATGTAGGGAGCCAACTCAATTTCAGAGAAGTTGTCTTTCTTGCTAATGCTAACCACTTCAAAGTCCATCAGCGTATTGACGGTATCAAAGGTGGCTGGGTCACTGCTACCAAACTCATCGTGTAGTTTTGCTTGGAAACTACGGTCTTCGGAAATAGAACTGGGTTTGTTGATAGCGTAGCCAACTGCTCTAGGGTCTGTATGGCTACTTGTTCCTGCAAGCAAAGCGGTTTCTGCACCAGTAGAAGCATTGATTTGGTTGCCCCCTGTAAAGAACACTCCCTTGTTTGCTGAACCGGTGAGAGAAGTGGGAGAGTTTGTTGCAAGATGGGACGAACCTAGAGCCTTTGTGAAGATGTAGTTCTTGTCGCTAGAAACATAGATGAAATCGTTATTTGCTTCGGACATTGCGCCCCTTGCAAAAATCAATCTAATTTTGAAAACGCCGTAGGTTTCCTTGTCAGTCACCTCACCAATGTAGCCATGTTCTGTGAAAAGGTGGTCGCCAACTTCGGGTAAGTTGGTAAATTGAATGGCCATAATGTCTGTTTCTAGTTCAGTATCGCCCAATGCAACATCAAACCGATTTCCATCCATCGGCACTAGTTTGTTGTATGGACTGTTGCTGGAATAAACAATGTCTTCGCTAAACAAACTGTTGAGGTTCACGATTGGAGAAATCAGTTTGTTGAACTTATCTCGGCCTTTGACCTCAAAGATAGTCTGCCCGTTCTCCTTCTTACTCACAACCTCTTCAATTTCGCCGTTAAACCGCTCTACATGGACGAGGAATTCACCGCCAGTATATCGCAAGGGGTCGGCGTAATAGGAGTCCCCTGTGAACGCTAGGGTAATCATTTTCTTGGTAGCGTCTGCGGCAGTTACAGTGGCGAAGAGTTCTTCCATATTTAGCGAAATAAAAGATACGCTAAGTTTAGAGAATCTGTCATTAATAATGTCAAAATCAACCATTAGGGTTTTATCTGTAAAATTGTATGCCCGACGATATGCAATCGCTCCAGAAGTCGGACTGTAATAGCCGGAACTTAGAATGGCTTCTGTTTCCAAACGGCTTCTGTTTCGCATTGTAATGGTTTGCGAGAAATTACTGAAACCCCCAATGGTTTGAACAATGTAGATGCGACCATCAATTTTCATCTCATCTCCCACATTGATGAAGTCGTCCAAATCAAAATCAGTATTGAAGGTAAATCCATGAGAACCATCATCCGAGGTAATGGTTGCTTCAAGAGCAAACCAATCGTCCAAGGTCGCACGGTGGACAATATGCCTCACTTTGTATTCGGTGAACTCCGTGATTTTCTTTTGTAGAATGCGAGCCGTATCAACAATCTTGGTTTCCGAAAAGCCACCTCTTCCGCTAACAGAGTCGTAGGTCTTGTGACTGTAGACGCCATAAGTGAAGTTGGCCCTCAAAGGAGAATGGTCGTAGTGAAGGTATCGCTTTGGCCCTGTGTGGGAGCGTGTAGTAATATCTCCGTCGCTATCTCTGCGAGCGTTTGGATAACTGGAATCATAGTTGTGACCTTGATAGGTAACGGTTTGCCCCTCGTTTGTTGTCAACGGAGAGTAGGTCGTGTCCAGCGTTCTCAAGTTATCCGTAACGGTAACTCTCAAAGAGAACTTACTGTAGTCAACAATGGTTTGTCCAAAGTCTTGCTTGGTAATGAATGTATGAGCATCCTTGTTGCCACTCAATGAGTCTTTGCTGAGAGTGTATGAAGCGGCAGAACCGCCGTTCTGCATGACATAGTATTTCGTGTCATGATTCAGTTCACCTTCTTTGTCAAGCCCATCGTAGAAGTAAAACAGTGGTCTAGCACAAACCAAGTTGGATTCAAGGTCTGCACTAGTAGAGTCTTGAAGAATACCAGCGGAAAGAGCAATCACATCAGTAGCCTTTGTGGGGCCTTTGAAAATCATAAACTTTGTATCTTTAGGAATTTCATTGCCAATCTTTGGTTCAAACTCAAAAGCATCTCCAGTAGTGTCTTCACTAATGACTTCCTTAATCCTAGCAAAGTGATGCTTGTAATCATCATCCGAATAAATCAACACAAAGTAATCGTAAGTATCAAAGTCGCCGGGATTGAACAAAACTCCGTCAGTTGTCAAAGCATCATAGCACTTAATGCGAAAACCTTTGGTATTGTGAAGATTGGAGTATTCTGTAACTGAACCTGCAAAGTGGGCAATAGTGAATGAAATGTCGCCGTTTGGAACAACTGCCGTAAACATACGGTCATTGTCGGAAAAGGAAGACTGCTGAAACATAGGGTTTGTAGGGGCACTATCAGCCGCACTAAACGGATTGAGAGCCAACGCCATTACAAGTCCACCTCTTCAAATCGTAGATACAAAAGCGTGTTATCATAGTTTGGGAGAAGGTTGTTTCTTCCAGCAAATTGGCTTTTCCTGTAATTCAGCAAAGCCATCTCATGCATCTCTCCCATGAATTGTTTGTTGGTAATGGCTGATTCACTACCAGTTGCACCTTGGCCATTTGCTCCAATGTAGAAGTCTTCTCTAGAAAAAGAAAAGCCATCTGTTTGGGAATGAGTAGCAGTCTTAACGAGGTTTCCGTTAAAGTAGATTCTAAGTGTTTTACCTGTGTCATTCCAAGCGCAAGCGATATGAAACAGATTGTTGATGTAAAGTGGGTCTTTGTCTTCATGAAAGAAAACAGTCCCGTTAGCCGAAGTGTCCACATCAGCCGACATGGTAAGGTCTGTAGCAGAATCAACAGAAGCAATAGTTCCCATGCTAATGAAGTTCCCGCCATCTCTGTAAAACAACTCCAAGCCTGCATAGAAACCAGCCGTGCTAGAAACGACAAGCGTAGTTCCGCTAACCGAGGTAACTGTCCCCGAATTGTCATACTTCACCTTACCATCAGTGGTGAAACCCGAAACGCCACTGTAGGTGTAGTGGCGAGCAATGTTCGGAGTAATCAGCGTATCAGTGTCAATGACTTCCGTAGTGCTTCCCAAGCGAATTCTCGCTCTAATCTTGTAGGTAGCGGGTTGGTTCTCATTGTGCAGAGAAGTGTTCACAAGGCTGATTTGAAAATCGCTACTGTAGAAAATCATCATTTCGTGGGTCAAGCGGTTGGTTCTTGACAAATACAATTCGCTTTCATAGTTTCCCTCAAGGCTCGCATCATAGACGGATTGGCCCAAAGCAGGAAGAATCTTCTTTGATGCGGTAATGCTTGGTGGAGTTCTTGTGGCATCGTATGTCCCATAGCCATTAATGTCATATGGAGTCACAATAGCCTCAAAGGTAAAATCGCCTTCATGGACCCAAATGCCGTAAGCGGCCTCATCAGTAGTGTCTGCTACAGAGTTGGCGTCGGGGACATTGGCCGAATAATCAATGGTTGCAAAGGCATTACACATTACAGGAAATACGAGTGAACGCTGATTTCCTGTAAAAATAGAATACATTTAGCCACCTCAAGGAATCACGGTTGCTACAACAAACTCCATGCTAAAGGAAAGTTCTACTGTATCTGCGGCAAAGTCTACGCTAAAGGAGCGCACATATCCCTTGAGTCCTGTAGCCGTAACTGAGTCGGGAAATTGACTTGCAAAGACAATGTTTTTGTTATCCTTTTCGTTGTCACCGCCTCTTGCCCTAAAGTTAAAAGGAATGAGCGGCGTATCTGCTTCGCTTGTAGAAGTTGGCTTAAGGACATTAACCCCACTTCTGTATTCGTAGTCCGAACCCACATAGGATGGAATGAGAACCACCAATTCATCAAAGGCTTGGTATGAGGCTAGGCCCGTAGAATCCACACCCGAAGCAATCAATTGTGCAATCTCATGGGCAGTAAAGGTTCTTGATTCGGAATCGGTGTGACTTCTTTTAAGAGAAGTGGCATTAATGAATCCGCTAATTGAAACTCTCTTACTTGACATACCCAAATCCAAGGCCAAAGTAGTGGATTCGCCTGTAGTCAACCCACTAAAGGGAACCGAGAAATCGGGAATTGTTTTGTCTGTAGAAATACTAACTGAATTGGCTCTCAAAGGAATAGTATCTACTTGCAAATCAGTATCGCTATTGAATTGTTGCAGTTTCAAATACACATAAAACTCTCTCATTCAATCACGCTCCCAAAGTCCTAGAAGAAGTGTTTCTGTTGATTCTGCCGTTAATCATCTGCCCAATCTTATCAGCGATTCTTCTCAGTTCAGCATCGGAAGTATCTCTAGCGTTAATGGTGATGTTGAAAGTATTGCCTCCACCTGCGGCCATTCTCTTTGATTCTGCATTGGTGTGAACTCTTGAGCCTCTTGGAAGAGAAACCAATTCGGGGCCACGCTCTCCAACGACTTGCATTGGGGTGCTGACCATTCCGCCATTTGCATGGAAACCGAACAACCCCATAAGTTTCTTAGCCACATAAAACCCAATAGCGGCGGCAATCATAGCCGCCCATGCGCCCGAAGCAACAAAAAGCACATATCCAGCAATAAGAGCAATGGTGACGGCGATGCGGTTCACCCAAGACATTGCTGAACTGAAATAATCCCCAATGAAATTAACAAACCGCTGGCCAGTTTCTTTGAGCAAAACACCGAGCAAAACCAATCCAGCAGTAATTGCAGTAATGGCGAGGCCAGCAACAAAGAGAAGCAATCCTCCAGCCACCTTAAGCAAGCCATCAATAAGAGTCATCAAATCACCATCACCGAAGAAAGCACTCCAAATATCCTTGAGTCCATCCCATACAATCATAAGGCCAGCCATAGCAACCATACCAACGGCTTTGATGGCTTCCCAAGTGGCCTTGAGCGCATCCATAATTTGTGGGCCGAATGCCTTGAATATCATGTAGAATAAAACAACAAAGGCCATTGTCTTGAAAATGACGGCTGATACTAAAATAGCCGCCTTAACCACATGCTTCTTGATGAGTTGGAATATCTTACCAAAGTCGGTATTGTTTAACACATCAATAAATTGTTTTGCGGCTTTTTTGATTCCCCCGCCAGCAGGTTCTTGTCTTCGCCGTATTCCAGTAATCATTCCTCCG